GCTTAACAATACGTTAAACACGAACGAAATCAAGAACTCGGCGGGAACAGAAGTTGAGTTTCAACGTCTGTCTACTTCCGATCGCTCCACGGAATACGCTCAGATTACTGAGTCTCCGGCCCAACCCCATCGGCTCAAGGTGTCTCACCAAGAGTCAGGGAGTGGGTTAACCAAGCGGCGTCGGTCCGTCATTCGATTCGACAAAGTTGTCCCATCGACTGTGGATACGACGAAGACGTGCACGGTCTCTGCTTATGCAGTCCTAGACGCACCTATTGGTGCTCTCGGGACTACGGCAGAGTTCGCGAACGTTATCGCTGAACTCATGTCGTTCTGTGCCACAACTGGTGCAGCCACGACAGTGTTGTTCGACGGTACTGGTAACGGTGCGACGGCCCTCATACAAGGCGGCCTGTAAAGGTCGTCAGGAGTTTTAAATCCTAATATGAGAGTTGTCTTGACTGTGCTCCTATGGTTATTGGCAGCATTACTGCTACTAGTAACCCCTGGTTGCTCAGCGTTAAAGCCATACGTTGCTTCCGATGATGTGACTGTAAGCTTCAGAGTTATTAAATCTGGAGCTCGGGGAGAGACACTTGTCTTACCCGTCACGCCTTAGGAAGTTTTGTGTGACTATCGGGAATCGCGTTGTACGGCGTGGGCTAGGATAGTTTCCCTTATGGGCACTAAGAATAGCCTAGATGAGTTTGAAGTCATCGCCGCCTTACTACACGACGTCTATGCAATGTTTGGTGATGCAATCAGCATTACACAGCTACGCAAAACCCTTGAAAAGGTTTCGCTACGCTGTACTACTGAAGGTCTTAGTTTTCTTACTAAGACACTACCTAAACTGGGCAAGGCCTTTGATAAAGCCTTGCTCGGGATCTCCAAGTTAACTGCTTCTTCTCTGAGATTAAAACCTCAGAAAGGGAGCGAGCTGCCGAAATTACTCGGTGAGCTCTTTAACCTGGTCTTCCAAAGTGATGGTAGTATCCTTCAGCAACCGAACATACAAGCCGTCGGAGCTATACGTCAGATCTGCTACTTATATTATAAGTACGAACTGCCGTATACAGCTGAACAAGAGAACGCAGTCATTTCTTCGTTTCTAAAAACGGAGGATGACTTGTTAACCGTTCAGACGTCTTTGGAGAACATCCGAGGCGCCCTGAATGAAGAAACTTCAACATTTGTGAGGAGGAGGAAGATATCTTCCGACTCTACGCAACTTGAAGTCGCACGAGAAGCTAAGATCCTTTTATCAAGGGTCTTCTCTTCTTTCGATCCACTTGACATCCTCCCGAGGCACGGCCCTGGAGCTGTTGCTACCAAGCAACAACTTTGGGATAAGTTCCTTTGGACGAATGTTAGTGCCAATATCACTAAAACATATCCTATCGATGAATATTTTTATTCATCTTTAGGCCATGTCTGTGACGAGTTATCTTCTATAGAGAAGATAACCGATAGAGACCTGCCAGCACGGGTTTTACTCGTGCCTAAGGACTCTCGCGGGCCAAGACTTATTTCTTGCGAACCTGTTGATTATCAATGGGTACAGCAAGGCTTAGGTAAGGCCATAGTTAACCTGCTAGAAACGCACGAATCCACTAAATGGAACGTACATTTCTCAGACCAGAAGCCGAATCAGTTCGGGGCCTTGTTAGGCTCAAAGACTGGTTCGTATGCGACCCTAGACCTCAAAGAGGCCTCTGATCGTATTTCGCTGAGTCTGGTTCGTCTGCTCTTCCCCCCGCACGTAGTTACGTGTTTGGAGAGTTGCAGATCTTCGGCTACTGAGCTGCCAAGTGGGGATATTAAAACCCTCATTAAGTTTGCGCCGATGGGAAGTTCATTATGCTTCCCTATCCTTGCAACCTGTATATGGGCCATCCTTACAGCAGCAGCTCCCGACGATTATACGCGTGAGCGTATTCTCGTATATGGTGATGATGTCATTGTCCCAACCGCATATGCGGCAGACGCAATGATCAGACTCGAATCGTTTGGTTTACTTGTAAACCGCGATAAGAGCTGTACCAGCGGATTCTTTAGAGAATCATGTGGCGCCGACGCCTTCAAAGGTGTCAATGTCACTCCAGTTCGCTTGCGAACTGTCTGGTCATCGGATCCGTCGCCTGAGGTCTACACGTCATACATAGCTTATGCTAATGCATTACGGCGTAGATCGTACTACACCGCTTACGAGCGAATCGTAAGGTCTCTGCACCATACTTATGGTCGGATTCCGGCTACTGACATGGATTTACCATGTCCTAGCCTTGATGAGGTACCGGAACACCTGAGACCCAATAAGTCACGTATTAACCACGATCTCCAAAAGAGAGAATGGAAAGTTCGTGACGTTGTGTCTCCGGCTATTAATAAAGTCATTAATGGTTGGTCTATGCTTCTTCGGTGGTTTACCGAAAAGGCTTCTCCTCCATCAGATGACGATAGTTGCACCTCAAGTCAGGATCCTTCTGGATTCCGACGAGAGGCGTCCGTTAGTCAGTATACACGGCGTAAGGCGATTAAATTCACCTACGCTTGGCGATGACACCCCGTCTCATCAACGGGGCGTGAGGTAACCTTCCGTTATTCGCTCGTACTTTAAGAAGATAACTTCCCAATAAAAAGGGAATAGTAGTTGGATAGGCTTTAAAACCGAC